CGACGGACGCGCTGATCGAGGAGATCATGGAACCGTTCGAGGGCGAGGTGTGGGACTGGTACGTCGTAGGCGGGCGCTGGACGGGGTTTTTCCGGCTGAGGCCCGGTGCCGAGGGGGTGCGGGGGGAGCCGTGGGTGATGAACCGCCAGCCCCAGCCAGGTACGGCGGATCAGGCGAGGAAGTGCGACATCGACTGGGAGGGGATGGTCGCGCAGGCGAAGGCGGAGGCCAGGTTCCTCCACCGGAAAATCGTGGAGGCCCGGGAAGGGCGGGCGCTGGACGACAGGGCGCTGGAGGCCGACCTGCTGCTGAGGGGGCTGCTTCCTCCGTTCACGCTCGTGCGGAACTTTTTCGTCGAGGACGAGGACGAGTTCGTCCGGCTGGCCGGATGGACGCCGTTCACCCCTCACGGTTTCGTGGAGGGGATCGACGGGGAGGGGTGCAGGTACATAACGAGCGGGTTCGGGTTCGGGTCCCACATCGCTCAGTCGGAGGAATGGGTGACGACGTTCCGGGGGTGGCTGGACAGCCTCCCGGAGGATTGCTGGCTGACGATTCTGGACTGCCACTACTGATCGCATGGAGGGATGCACAATGACGGACAGGGAACGGGAGGAGATCGTTGAACTGCTCGCCGGGGGGCTGGCCGAGCTGTATCGGGACCCGCTCGGCGACCCGCAGATGAGCGAGGTCGGGGTCGCCAGGGTCAAGGAAGCCTATCGGAAGCTGACTGGGATACGGTGGGTCTCGCCTTGGGAGTGGAAGAAGGCGGAGGTCCGCTAGTCCGCAGGAGGTGGCGACGTGGAGGGGAACGAATGGAGGGTCTACGGCCCTCCCGGCACAGGCAAGACGACGTGGTTGTCCCGGCAGATCGGGAGGGCCGCGGTCGAACACGGATCGGACAGGATCATGGTCACGTCGTTCACAAGGGCGGCGGCGGTCGAGCTTGTGGGACGCAACCTGCCGATCCCGAGGGACCAGGTCGGGACGCTCCATGCAATCTGCTACCGGGCGCTCGGTTGCCCGGAGCTGACGGAGAAACACCTCGACGAGTGGAACGCCTATTGCCCGATGTTTGCCCTGTCCGGTTCGGCGGTCAAGGGGACGTCGCCCCTCGACGAGCCGGATTACGAGTACAGGGGGCAGACGGACGGCGACCGGATCCGCGCCCAGCTTGAACTGCACCGGGGACAGATGGCCCTGATTCCGGGTCTTTCCACGTCGGAGCAGGCGTTTCACCGGAAATGGACGGACTGGAAGCGGGCGTGCGGGTACATGGACTTCACGGACCTGCTGGAGATCGCCCTTCGGGAGTTCCAGACGGCCCCCAACCGCCCCTCGGTGATTTTCGCCGACGAGGCGCAGGACCTGAACCCGCTGATGACGAGCCTCATCCGAAAATGGGGGGAACAGGCGGAGTATTTCGTCCTCGTCGGAGACGACGACCAGACTCTGTATCGGTTTCTGGGGGCCAGCCCGGAGGCGTTCCTTGAAACCCCGCTCCCGGAGGAGCGGGAAAAGGTATTGAAGCAGTCCTACCGGGTCCCGCGGGCGGTCCAGGCATGGGCGGAGCGGTGGATCTCGAAGGTCACGCACCGGGCACCGAAGGCCTACCTCCCGCGGGACTGCGAGGGGGAGGTCCGGCACGTGGAGTTCGGCTTCGACCGGCCACAGCTGTGGCTCAAGGATGCCGAGAAATACCTCGACGCCGGGAAGAGCATCATGATCCTGACATCGTGCGGGTACCAGCTGGAACAGTTCAAGGCATTCTTCCGGCAGGAGGGGATTCCGTTCCACAACCCGTACCGCAAGACGAACGGCGGGTGGAATCCGCTCCGGGGGCCGTCCATCGACAGGCTGGAGGCGTTCCTGAAACCGGAGAATGATTTGTGGCCCGACGGTGGCAGGCCATGGACGGTCGGGGACGTGGCCCGGTGGATCGAATGCCTCCGGGTCGAGGGGTCCGGGTTGATCCGTGGAGCCAAGGCGCGGTTCCGGGAGATGGCGAAGGTCCGGCCCGATGACCCAGTCAGCCTGACCGACGTGTTTGAGGCGGGAAACGAGATCGTGGAGCGGGTGTTCGTCCGGGGGGAGCTGGATGACCGGATTGCCTGGTTCCGGGATCATCTTTCGGGGGAGTACCGGAACACGATGCAGTACCTGCTTGCGATCCTCGAACGGCAGGGGTCGTTCGCCCTGTCGGCGAAGCCCCAGACGACCATCGGCACGATCCACTCGGTGAAGGGCGGCGAAGCCGACGTGGTCTACCTGTTCCCGGACCTCTCCGTGGCGGGGATGCAGGACTGGGAGAGCTACGGGGAGCGGAGGGATTCGGTCATCCGGCAGTTCTACGTCGGGGCCACGAGGGCAAAAGAGGTTCTCGTGTTCGGAAGCCACAGCTGGGGGGGGCGGTATGTCCCCCTGATTGCCTAGGAGGCGAGAGTGCGGTGACGGTTTTCAACGGCATTCTGGCGGAGAGACTGGCGACGGTGATTTTCCCGGTTTCTCAGGCGATCGTCCTGATCGTCCTGTTCGTGGTTGCCGGGGCGATCGCCGACTGGATCAGAGGAGGGAGAAACGGCAGATGCAACTGATGCAACTGACGAAGGCACAGGTGAAGGCCGGACGGTTCTGGAGGGAATGGGAGCGAAACGGGCGGTGGGTGTGCGGACGGTGCGGGAAGCCGGAGGCCCGACCGCACGAGCACGCCTGGCTGGGGGTGTTCGAGCGCGCTGACTGCGGGGGGCCCGGCAGGGATCGCCGGAGCGAGGAGGGCAGGAGGGAGGAAGCGATAACCGCCGGGATGTGCGGAATCTGCAAGAGGCTGGCGGAGGATCCAGGGCGATGACGGATCCTGTCACGGCACCGGGGCACTACACGCGGTCGTCGATCCAGCCCCTCGATTTCATTCGGGCGACACTGACGCCGGAGGAATTCCGTGGGTGGGTCAAGGGGACGGTGATCAAGTACGTCGCGAGGGCTGGGTACAAGGATGGCGAGCCGATGGAGCGGGACATCGGCAAGGCGGTGTTCTACCTCCGGCTCCTGCTGGGGGAGGATCCGCGGGAGCCGGGGCAGGGCTGGAAGCGGGTACGGCCGTTCCGCGACGAGGTAGAATATCAATGGTGGCTGGAATCCAACTGCGAGCAATGCCGGAGACACGGGGCGGAAGGGGGGTGCGAGATCGAGAACGCCCTGAGCGAGGCCTCGTCCGGGAACGGGGAAGTCTCGGACGAGATTTGGGACTGGATGGGGAGGGACTCGTGGGAGTGCACAGCCAGGGTCCCGCTGGGAGAGGGACAACGAGACTAGGGAGGAGGAAGAAGGATGCGGAAGGTCGTTGACGGGAAAATGTACAACACGGAGAAGGCGACCCTGGTGGGGGAGTACAGCTACGGCGGCCCCGGGGATTTCGAGCGGATTGAAGAGGGGCTTTACGTCACGCAGAAGGGCAACTGGTTCCTCGCCGGGGAAGGTGGAGCAAAAACGCAGTACGCGAGGCAGGTCGAGCAGAACTGCTGGACCGGGGGCGAGGGGATCACGCCCCTGACCCGGCAGGAGGCGTTCGAGTGGGCGCAGGAGCATCTCGACCCTGACGAATATGAGGAGTATTTCAGGGACCTGATCGAAGAAGCATAGCTTTTTCCAGTTTTTTTTAGTCCGAAAACGGCGCAGGGGGACTCGTTCGCGGGTCCCCCTGCTTTTTGCGGATCGAGGAGGGGATCGAATGAACAGGCTGGAAAAACTCAGGACCATGATGACCTATACGGGATGCGGAGACAACGTCAGGGACACCGCTTACGTGGCTGAGATTCTGAATGCCGTGCCAGACCTGATCGAGCTTGCCGATGCCACGGAGGAGCTTCTGCGCGTCTCGTCTGTCCTGCTGGATCTGGAAGACGATGCCTTCTACGGGCTGGACAGGGTGCGGTCCGCGTGGGAGACGGCCAACGAGGCCATGCGGGAGCTGAAGCGGAGAAAATCGTATGCCGTCCATACTGCCTAGGATGCTGGTGTGCAGGGCGAAGGGGCATTGCTCCTACGTCGACGAGGCGGAGGCCGCGGAGAGGTTGCTCAGGGCAGGGGTCGGGCAGTCCCGCTGTCCTATCTGCGGGAAGTTTCGGTGGCCTCACGAGCTGTGCGAGGAGGCGCTGACGGCGATTCGAAGGATCGCGGAGGGAAGGGAGGGAAGGGAGGAAAAAGGGAGGAAAAGGGGAAGGTGAAGGTGAAGGCAAATTCATGATCAAAAACGGCGTGACGGTTGAGGAGGCTCAGGGGATGCTCTGCCCGATCCAGCCCGGTACAGGTGAGCTTTGGTGCATCGGCCCGAAGTGCATGGGGTGGAGATGGGTGCCGGAATCCATAATGGAGGTGAGGCTGGACACATCGGGGACGTGGATCCTCGAGGCTACGGAGGTCCCCAAAGAGCGGTGGACCGGGTACTGCGGGCTGGCGGGGCGGATCGAGCGGATCATCGAGAAGAAGCCTTGAGGGGGGGGCTGGAGATGCAGGGCGAAGCGGTGGACAGGCTGAAGAGCCTGGTTCACGATGCGCAGGTAATCCGTGGGCTGAGGGAATGGTACGAGCGGGAAACGTCGTCTGGGGAGTGCTGGGAGTACGAGGCATCCTTCGGCATGGGGCCGCAGGTATACGGTATCGGGGACGTGGTCCCCGTGCAGTTCAGCTGTGTGGTCCAGCATCCCGGCGGGACGGCGCGCCCGCCGAGGGTGCAGTCTGCGTCGGCGGTAGCGAGCGCGTTTCTCCGGGCACTCAACGAGCACAGGTGGCTGATCCTCGAGACGATGGCCGACTACCTGCTGGAGGACGCGGAGGGGGCTGTGCTGGAGGTTGAGAAAGAGGTCGCCGGGGCACAGGCCATGCTGAAATCGATCCGCCAGCTGGAGGGCTGGCCGAAACTGGGGGAGGCGTGACGATGGGGAATAACCCGTTTGCGGATGCATGGGGGTACATGGAGTGGATCGATAACAACTGCTGTCATTGCCGCAAATACGACCCCGAGGCTCCGTTCGAGGAAACCGCTTGCGAGATCGAGCGGGACATCTCGATGATTCCATTCACGGGGGCATCAGCGAGGCCATCTACGAGCGGGAGGAGGCGTGATCGGTGCGGCCGGACGACGTAAACCGGGAGACGTCCATCGACTGGGGGATGAACCGCCTGACGGAAGAATATCTAGGCGGGAAGGTCAAGCTTCTGGTGTGGGGGGCGATCCTGAACGACGGCACGTTCCGCGTCTGCCACACGTACGGGAGTTTCCTCGAGAAGCTGGGGCTCTGCTCCTGCATCGCCGAGAACATCCATGCCTCGACGAGGGGGCAGGGGGACTGCTTCGACGAGACGGACGGGGAGGAGGCGGAGGACGATGAGGGGGAATGACCTGCGGATCCGGTATGTGTTCTCGTTCCGGTACCGGAGGCCGGGGAGGCGAAACTGGAAGCGGTACCAGGAGGTTCTGGAGGCGAGGCCGACCGAGACCCAGCTCCGGGACATCATGATCCGGGAGGCTCGCGGAGGGAAGATTTGCCGGGTGCAGGTGGTTCCATATCCATTCGTGGAGGAGGCAGGACGATGACGGGAGCGGAGGCGAGGGAGCAGATCGTCAGGCACCTGATGGCTCTTTCGGGCCGGAGGCCAGGGATGGACGCGCTGGTGCGGGACCTCGAGCAGACGGACTTTTTCGAACAGCCCGCCAGCACGCAGTTCCACGGCAACTTCCCCGGAGGCCTCGCGATTCACAGCCTCGAGGTCCTTCGGCAAGCGGTGAACCTGATGGACGCATGGCCCCGCACGGTTGACGCGGATTCCGTGGTGGTCTGCGCCCTCCTGCACGACGTGTGCAAGATCGGGGCGTACCGGACGGAGAAGCGCAACCGGAAGAACGGCGAGGGCGAGTGGGAGCAATACGACTACTGGACGTATGCCGACAACCCGTTCCCGTATGGGCACGGGGAGAAATCGGTGATGTGGATTACACGCCATATCGTCCTCAGCGAGGATGAGATGCTGGCGATCCGCTGGCACATGGGGGCGTGGGAGGAATGTTCGGCCCGGGACCTGTCGCTGGCGATGGAGCGCCCCCTCGTCCTGCTGATCCATACCGCCGACATGGTGGCGTCGAAACTGGTGGAGGAGGTTCGGAGGTGAGCGGAACGATGTTTGTGACCGGGGCGGCGCTGAGGAAGGCGCACGAAACGGACGCGGGGTTCGACCTCGTGTCCCCCGTGGACTGCGAAATATTGGGAATGCGGATGGCGTTCATCGAGACGGAGCACCGGGTGCTCATCCCGAAGGGATGCGTGGGGCTGGTCTGTCCCAGGTCCGGTCTGGCGAGGAAGGCCGGGATCGGGATCGTCAATGCCCCCGGGATCATTGACTGCGGGTATTCGGGGAGGATCGGCGTGACCCTGTTCAATCACTCCCCGAACCGCTACCGCATCCGGGCTGGGGACCGGATTGCCCAGCTCGTGGTCGTCCGGCTGGCGGATGTTCTCACGGTGGAGATGGACGGCGAATCGTTCGACCGCATGGAGGAGACCTACGAGCGGGGGGCCGGGGGGTTCGGCAGTTCGGGGCGATGACCATGGACAGAGCCGGGGCGATGACGAAGGCGAGGACGCGGGGGCGGGGGAGGTTCCCCGTCCCCGTCGTCCGCGAGGACCCGGAGCGGTGGGAGGCCCTGGCGGAGGAAATCCGGGAAACCCGGTACAGTCCCGGGAAGAGGCCCTACCTCCGGTATCTGGCAGGGGAACGCCTGACCATCGGGGAGGCCGTCAGGGCCATGTGCCACACGTGCCACGGGCGGGAGTTCGGGAACACGGACTGCCATTGCCCGACCTGCCCGCTCTATCCGTGGCACGCTAGCCGGGAAGCGTAAAACTCAAAAAACTGGCCAAAAAAGGCCAGTTTTCGTGTAAAATAGGGGGTGCGTTTCGTTGCCGGATAGATTCACCGTCTCAACCCAAAGTAGGGGGCAGTTTGACCCAAAAACTGGCCAAAAAAGGCCAGTTTTTGGCCTGAAAAACGGCAGGAGCATCTCCGCACGGGAGACCCTCCGAAAGGTTGCCGGGAGGGAGGCCCGTCCGCCGAAAGAGGCGAGCGTCGTGGCGACGATCCTGAGGCGGCTGAACGCGGTCCCCGGGTGCAAGGCCGAGAAGGTCCACGGGGGGGCGTTCGGGAAGCGTGGCAAGCCCGACATCACGGGGTGCGTCCTCGGACGCAGGTTCGACATCGAGGTGAAGGTCGGGAAGAACAGGCCGACCCCGGCCCAGCTGAAGGCGATCGAGGAGTGGAAGGCCGTCGGCGGGATTGCCGGGTGGGTCACGTCATGGGCGGAGACGGTCGCCCTTTTTCGGAGCTATGGGCTGGACGTTGAAAGGGCGGGTTAGGGGGATGGGCGGGATTCGGAGCGAGGTTCCGCGTCTCGCGGCCCTCATTGCGCTGATCGCACACTACCACCCGAGGGGGCTGCGGGTCCTGCTCGGGGATTCGCCGGAGCCGACCACGGAAGAACTGGCAGAATTGCTGGACAGCCTCCAGCAACAGGACGACCTGGGGGTCATGGTCGACGGCGGGGTGAAGGCGGGGGAGGGGCTCGCCCTCTATTGCCGGGTGGAGCCGATCCTCGAGATCGTCGATCTCGCCGGGGGATGGGCCGAGATCCAGGCGTGCGCCCGGCAGGTCCGCTCCCTCGAACCGCTGGCGTGGAACCTGTTCGCGGAATGCGTCATGTGGGTCGGCTCCGGGTCGCGCCTGAACGAAGGCGGGCATCTGGAACGGATCGCGCAGAAATACGGGGTCTCGGTCCCGACGGTCTACCGCTGGCGGAACGAGGTCCCCAAGCTGATCGCCCGGCACGCCTTGCTTGGAGGGCAAGGTGTGCTATGCTTTATGGGCGCGGAAACGACGGGATGAAAGCAATGCCGTCTAAAAGACGGCATGATAAGTTTATTTAGGATTATGATTCGGTAACTGAGGGGATGGGAGCGTTCGGGGGGCTGGAGTAGAATGATATCGGTGCGAACGATGGGGCCGTGGGGGGATTCCCCCAAACAGGTGGCCGGTTCCCGATCGTTCGCTCCGGCTTCCCCCTATTTTCAGTTTCTCTTCCCCCTTCTTCCCTACCTCTCGCCGGGGTCGATCCCCGGCGGACATCGACCGCCCTTCCCGGGAAACCGGGAGGGGTGTTTTTTTATGCCGTGAGGAGGATCCAGCCATGACGCCAACGCGCCTTTCGCCGACGCGAATCGCGACCTACCTGAAATGCCCAGCCTCGTACAGGTATCGATACGAATCCGGCCTCCCCGAGACGCTGAATCCGTGGATGATCCGCGGGATCGCGGTCCACGCCGCCGTCGAGGCGTTCTACCGTGGGAAACTCCAGAACCGTCCCCTTTCGGCTGACCAGGTCGCGAAGATCGCCGAGCGGGCGTTCAACGAGGAGCTTCGGAGGTTCCCGCTGGAGGAGCAGAAGCGGTTCGACAACCTGCTGGGCCTGCGCCTCGACGCGAAGACGATGGCCCGGTGCTACTGCCGGGACCTCGGGGCGAGGATCGTACCAGTCTGCGTGGAGCAGGAGGTCGAGAAGGCCCTGCCCTCCGGCGTGACGGTCGTGGGACGGGTGGATCTGGTCGAGGAGCGGGGGGTCCGGGACCTGAAAACGGCTTCGAGGCCGCCCTGCGGATCGGAGGCCGTCGAGAGCCTCCAGCTTCCCGCCTATGCGTGGATGATGGGAATCAGCCTCCCCGTGATGGGGTACCTGGACTTCACGACCACGACGACGGTGTTCCCGGTCCCCGCCGAGATCACGGAGAGGAGCGTCGAGGCGTTCGTGACGAGGGCGGAGCGGGTCGCCCAGGGGATCGCGAACCGGGACTTCCCCGCCACGCCGGACAACCCCGGGGCGTGTTTGCGGTGTCAGTTCGCACAGGAGTGCATACCACAGGCGGGTATTTCATTAAAGAGGAGTGTTTCGACCCCTTATATATAGGCGTTTGGAAATGCCATTTTGGTTTCGGGAAATCGAAAATGCCGTCACTGTAAAGGACGATTTGAAAGTGTGATTATTAAAAATAACGAAATTTAACGAGTAAAAACAGGCACGAGACCAGTAATTGCAATGGTTTGATGCGTTTAATAGTAATGATAACGTTTTTTTGGAAAATCCCAAAACAAAAATCGAAAATCGAAAATCCCCATATATAAGGGGCGGAAATTCCCCAACCCCCCACGGAGGGGGTGGGGGAAGGTTGCATCTATAAAAAGGGGAGTGTGTGGCGATGCAGGTGGAGATGAAGGCGATCGAGGACCTGATCCCCTATGCCCTGAACGCGAGGACGCATTCGGATGAGCAGGTGGCACGGATCGCGGCCAGCATCCGCGAGTTCGGGTTCATGAACCCGATCCTTATCGACGACAAGGGGAACGTGATCGCTGGGCACGGGAGGTTGCTCGCCGCCCGGAAGCTGGGGATGGCGGCGGTCCCGTGCGTGGTCCACAGTCACCTGACCGAGGCCCAGCGCAAGGCGTACATCCTCGCCGACAACAAGCTGGCGCTCGATTCGGAATGGGATCCCGACCTGCTGAGGGTCAATATCGAGGGGCTGAAGGTGGAAGGGTTCGACCTGGGGCTGATCGGCTTCAGCGATGTGGAGGTCGAGGAGATCCTTGACGGCGGGGAGGAGGACGACCCCCTTTACACGAGGAAGGTCACGGCTCCGACCTACGAGCCGACGGGGGAGAAGCCCCCCGTGGGGGATCTGTACGACGCCTCAAAGACGCTGGAGCTGGTCCAGCGGATCCAGGCCGCGGATATCCCGGACGAGGAGAAGGCGTTTCTGATCGCGGCGGCATCCCGGCATACCGTGTTCAATTATGAGGCGATCGCGGACTACTACGCCCATTCGGACGCGGAGGTCCAGAGGCTCATGGAGGAGTCGGCCCTTGTGATCATTGATTTCGACCGGGCGATCGAGCTGGGGTATATCCGTCTGTCCGAGAGGATCGCCGATATCTATCGGCAGGAGAAGGGCGATGGGGATGCGTGAGGTCAAGCGCCGGGAGGGGGATTTTGCGACCTTCATCCTGACGAATCGCCGGGCGGGGAACGTGAGGACGTACAAGACGCTCCGGCAATGCGGGTACACCGGGCCGATCTATCTCGTGGTCGACGATGAGGACCCGCAGATGCCCCTGTACCGGGAGCAGTACTGGGATCAGGTGATCGTGTTCCCCAAGCAGGACGCCATCGACATCACGGACAGCGGGGACAACCTGAGGAAGCGCAATTCCGTGGTTTATGCCCGCAACTGGTGCTTCCGCATCGCCAGGGATCTTGGATTGCAGTATTTCTGGGAGCTGGACGACGATTACGTCGATTTTGGCTACGCGGTCAATCACCGGGGGGAGTACATCACGGCGGACACGAAGACCAAGCGCCTCGACGATCTGCTCGATGCCTGCATCGAGTTTCTGGAGGTTTCCGGGGCGTATTCGGTCGCCTTTGCCCAGGGCGGCGATTTTCTGGGCGGGGAGAATGCGACCGTGATGAAGCGTTTCCGTGAAAACGTCCTCTATCGCAAGGTGATGAACTCGTTCTTGTTTTCCGTTGACCGGGAGGTCCGCTTCTACGGGCGGATCAACGAGGACGTGAACATGTATGTCGTGGAGGGGATGCGCGGGAAACTGCTCGCCACCATTCCTCAGTTGAGGCTGACGCAGACGACGACCCAGCAGGCGGATGGCGGGCTGACGGACATCTACCTCGACCTGGGGACGTACGTGAAGAGTTTTTATTCCGTGATGTATGCCCCGTCGTGCGTTCGTGTGTTTGAGATGGGGTACACCCATCGGCGGATCCATCATCAGGTGATTTGGGCAAACGCGGTGCCATGCATTCTGAGCGAGCGACATCGCAGGGAGGAGGTGAGGGCCGTTGCCGCAGAAACCTCATGTGCCGACCGAGGTCACCCGTGCTGAGGTTCTGGCGCTTGCTGGGTTCGGGACGAGGCACGAGGACATCGCGACCTATCTGGGGATCACGGTGCCGACGCTGACGAAATACTACAAGGAAGAGCTGGCGACGGGGGCCATCAAGGCGAACAGCACTGTCGCGAAAACCTTGTACAAGCTGGCGATCAACGGCGACGCGAAGTCGTGCATGTTCTGGCTGAAGACGAGAGCTGGCTGGCGTGAGACGGACGGCCCGTACAGGGATGACGGGAGCGCGATCCGCGAGCTTGCCAACGCGATTCGGAGCGTAGCGAATGGTCGACCTGAAACCGATGAGTCCGAAACAGCTTCGGTCGATTAGGGAGGGGAATGCCCGGATCAACGTGTGGGAAGGTTCGGTGCGTTCCGGGAAGACGTTCTCATCGATCCTCCGGTGGCTGGTGTTTCTGGACGAGATGCCGAAGGGGAACCTGCTCATGGTCGGGAAGACAGGGCGGAGTCTGGAGAACAACGTCCTGAGCCTGATCGCGGAAATGGTCGGGCAGGGCAACTGCCGGATCAACCGGGGTCTCGGCGAGGCGTACATCTGCGGTCGGAAGGTCCTGCTGTCGTCGGCGAATGACCTTCGGTCGGAGCAGAAGATCCGGGGGCTGACGCTGGCGGGGGCCTACTGCGACGAGGTGACCCTGTACCCGGAGAGCTACTTCAAGATGCTCCTGTCGCGGTTGTCCGTGGCCGGGGCGAAGCTGTTCGGGACCTGCAACCCCGATTCCCCGTACCACTACCTCAAGCGGGAGTATCTCGACCGGGCGGGCGACCTGGACCTGGCCCGGTTTTCCTTCGTGCTGGACGACAACCCGGCGCTGGACCAGGCCTTCGTCGCGGCGCTCAAGCAGGAGTACACGGGGTTGTGGTACCGACGGATGATCGACGGGGAATGGGTCGTGGCGCAGGGGGCTGTCTATGACATGTGGGATGAGTCGGTTCACACCTACGAGGCCCTGCCGCCCGATGTGGTCCCGTTCCGAAAATTCGTCGGGGTGGACTACGGCACGGCGAACCCCTGCGTGTTCCTGTACGCCGTCGAGGACACGCTGGGGCGGGGGTGGATCGAGGACGAGTACTACTGGGATTCGGTGGCGAAGAGTAGGCAGAAGACGGACGACGAATACGCCGACGATCTGGAGCGGTTCATCGAGGGGCGGGATATCGCCTTCGTGGTCTGCGATCCGTCGGCGGCCAGCTTTATCACGACCCTGAAGCGGAGGAAGATCCGCGTTAAGGCGGCCGACAACGCGGTGGTCTCGGGGATACGGACCGTGTCCTCGGCGCTCAAGAACGGGAGGTTGAAGGTCAACCGGAACCGGTGCCCGAACCTGATCCGGGAGGTCACGTCCTACGTGTGGGATGACAACGCGCAGTTGAGGGGCGAGGATGCCCCGCTGAAGCAGAACGACCACGCGGTGGACGCCCTGCGGTACCTCTACACGACGGCAATCGGCAAGGGGCGTGACAGGGGCGTCTCGTCATTCTGATCGGAGGAGGGGGAACATGGCCGAGCGGTTGCAGGCGGATGTTGGAACGCCCTGTCTCGAGTACATGCGGATGGCCCAGTCGTGGGACATGATCGAGGCCCTGCTTGGCGGGACCAGGGCGATGCGGGCGAGGGGGAGAACGTATTTGCCGAAGCACCCCAACGAAACGGATGCCAACTACGCGATCCGGCTTTCGCGGTCGACCCTGACCAACTATTTCAGGGCCACGATCCGGCACCTCGGCGGGAAGGCGTTCGCGAAGCCCCTGGCACTCGGCGACGACATCCCCCCGCAGATCGTGGAGTGGATCGAGGACATCGACCTTTCGGGCCAGCACCTCAGCGTGTTCGCCTCGTCCTTGTTCCAGCACGGGCTAGCCTACGGCAAGGGGTATATCCTCGTGGACCACCCCCGCGTTCCTCCAGGTCTCACGCTGGACGAGGAACGAAAACTCCACGTCCGGCCCTACTTCGTGTTCATCCCTTGCCAGAACGTCATCGAGATCAAGTGGAGCGACGACGGATTGACGATGCTCCGGGCCAGGATCCGGGAGACGGTGACGGTGCCCGATGGGGAGTGGGGCGAGAAGGAGGTCGTCCGGGTGCGGGTTCTCGTTCCCGGGGGCTATGCCCTGTACGAGCAGGTCCGGGGGGAGAGTGGGAAGATCGAGTGGATCCTGCTGGAGCAGGGGCCG